TCAGCTGAGGAAGCTTTAAAAGCAGTAACGGTATTAGAGAGAGCGTTCCAAGATGCAGTAGCAAATGCAGTAAAAGCATCAGCAAGACAAACTACACCAGGAGCAAGTGGAACTGGATTTGATAAACAAATGAATATAGGACAACGACTTGCAAAAGGTGTTAACCATAAAAAACCATTTTAGAAGGAGAACAATAGATGAGAACTAGAAATATTTTCAATGAAAAAGAAATTCTTCACAATTTAGATTATGAAGCAATTTCAGTAACAGTAGATAAAACTACTACAGGAACAGTAGATGAAGGTGGACGTAAAATCTTAAAAGCTGGGACATTCTTAGCTGGAGATGGCAAGTCAATCTTTGAAGATAGAACTAAAAAAGTTAAAAAATTAACAAATGATGCAGCAGCAACTTATGTTGATGGAGTTGCATTACATGATGTTGACTTAACAGACGGAGATGCAGTTGTTGCTTGTGTATTTAAAGGTACATTACGTGAAGACAAATGTAACAACGGAGCCGCTGTTGAAGGTAAAGTAAAAGAAAAATTAAACTTAATCAAATTTGTAAAAGGAGTGTAGTAAAATATGGCGTTAATTTATGACACAATTACAGCTGAAAATGTAGCTGGATACTGGAACGGAACACAAGAGGAAGTAACTGAAACTTTAGGGGATAGATTATTCCCTGCTAAAAAACAATTAGGAATTAAGCTTGCAATGGTAAAAGGTGGAAGCGGTAGAGCAGTAGTGCTTAAACCTGCTGCATTTGATACTAAAGCACCATTAAGAGAAAGAATGAACTTAAGTATCACTGATACTCAAATGCCTTTCTTTAAAGAAGCTTTACTTGTTAAAGAGGAAGATAGACAACAATTAAATGTGATCTCTTCTACAGGTAACCAAGAACTTATTGACACAGTATTAAGTGGAATCTTTGATGACCATGCACGTCTTGTTAATGGAGCTAAAGCACGTATTGAAGCAATGAGATTACAAGTGTTAGCAACTGGAAAAATCTCATTCAACAATAACGGAGTAGCTCAAGAGTTTGATTACGGAGTAAAACCTGAAATGAAGAGCACTGTAGCTAAAGCTTGGACAGCAACTGATGCAACACCTCTAAAAGATTTAGAAACAGCAATTGCAGCAATGGAAGCACAAGGTAAAAAAGCTGAAGTGATTATTATGAACTCTACTACATTTGGATTATTAAAAAATGCTGACAGCACAGTTAAACTGGTTAAACCTTTAGCTCCTAAAGGTGCATCAGTAACAAGACAAGAGTTAAGAGATTACATCTTAGATGCATTTGATGCTACAGTAGAGATTTCTAGAGATTCTTATGAAGATGGAGATGGAACTACTAAGAAATATTTCCCTGATGGATATGTATCACTATTGCCTAATGCTAAATTAGGTTCAACAGTATTTGGTACTACTCCGGAAGAATCAGACCTGTTAGGAGGAAATGTTGCAGGAACAGATGTTGAAATTGTAAATACTGGTATTGCAGTTACAACACAAAAACTTGTAGATCCTGTTAACGTTCAAACTAAAGTATCAATGATTACATTACCATCATTTGAGAGATTAGATGATGTATACATGTTAGACATTCAACCATAGGTAAAAGCTTATGGATAGAGATATAGTGCTGTACAACGTTAAGGAAGACTTAGATATTCGTGACACATTGCAAGACACTATAATCTATAGACTTATTGACAAAGTCGTAGACCACTTTAAATTTGCTTATAAACAAGATGAAATAGATGATAAATATCGTTTCATCATAGAAGACTGTGTTATTAAACGTTTTAATAGGCGTGGTGCTGAGGGTGCCACGTCTGAAAGCGTTGAAGGACATTCAGTAAGCTATGAAACTTTCCTTAATGAGTTCGCTCCATGGGATGAAATGTTAAGGGAAGATTTCAAGAATGGGAAAGCTAAGAAGGGACAACTATTTATTTTCTAATATGAGATATTCAGATAGAGCAGTCTTTAAACAAATAAGCAAAGATGAATATGACTTTGAAGCGGGAGAACACAAAGACACAGAACTTTATTCTGATATAGTTACGTGCTATGTGATGGATTTAGGAATAGATAAGTCTGTTAAAATATTCGGAGATTATAGCAAGCAAAGAAAAGTTATATATCTCAAGAATGCTTATACTAAGCCTTTTAACCTTGTAGAATACCTGGGCCAAAGGTATATACCTAAAACAGATAAGCAACTTGCCAAAGTATTTTATTTAGAAAAGGATGATAGCGTTGGGACTTAAAGTACATGGTATCAAAAAGCTAAAAGTAAATATTAAAGATAAAAGGCAAATGAAACTTGTAAAAGGTATTGTTAAAAAAAATACAGCTATTCTTAATCAAGAGATGGTTAAAGCTGCTGTGTTTAAAGGTAAATATTCTACAGGTAGAACAAGGCAAAGTATTAGTTTATATATTGGCAATAACGGTTTATATGGGAAAGTACATCCTAACACAAGGTACTCTCCGTATGATGAATACGGGACAAGGTTTATGAGTGCTCAATCATTTGTCAAACCGGCCTTTCAAAAAGCAAAGAAAGAATTTATTAAGGACTTGGAAAAATTAACATGATTAAATCTAGAGAACAAAGTATATTTGATGAAGTGTTCAAACAATGTAAGTTATTAGGTTATAAGGTCTATGATTATAAACCGATGAATGAGGTACCTTATCCATTTGTAGAAATGGAGGATAGCTCTGTTAGTTACGCACCTAATAAGACAGATGTCAAAGGTAGTGTTAGCTTGAGCTTGTCTGTGTGGGCTCTACAAACTAAAAGAAAAGAAGCCTCTAATATGGCAAATGCTATTCTTGAAAAATGTTTGAGGATAGAGCAAACAGACGGGTACTATTGGGCGTTAAACTTAAACGCAAGTACAATAAGAATACTAGATGATAGAACAACCGTTACACCACTTAAACGTGCTGTAATTGAGTTGGAATTTAATTTGAGATAAGGAGATAAAAATGGCAGAACAAAAGAAAACATATGAAGCTAAAAAGGGTGTTGACATAATTCTGTTATACAGATTGTTAAAAAATGCCAAAACAGAAGCTGCTTTTAAATTAGCTTTCCAAACTGAGCATAAAAATGAAATTAGTAGAGATGCTGATGCTCAAAAAACTAAAGACGGTAACATTCAAAGCTTATCAGCTATTGAATATGATTTCTCAGCAACATCTATTGCTGCTAAAGGAGACCCTCATATTGATGAGCTGAAAAAAGCATTAATCAATGGAGAATTAGTTGAAATTTGGGAAATTGATAAAGCTGAAAAGAATTCTGAGAATAAATATAAAGCAACTTATTATCAGGGTTACATAACTAAATACGGGATGACAGCTAATTCAGAAGATAGTGTGGAGCTAGAACTTGAATTCTCTATTAATGGTGTTGGTAAAGATGGATTTGCAACATTAACAGCTGATCAAGCTGAAGTTGTTCAATACGTGTTCAAAGACACTACTATAGAAGCTGGATAATAATTTAATAAAAGCTAACTGGTAGAACTGGTTAGCTTATTTTTTTCGGAGGATTACAGAATATGCAATTAACAATTAATGAAAAAATAGTAAACGTAAGATTTGGAGTTGGATTTGTAAGAGAACTTGATAAAAGATTTCCTTTAGAAGCTAAAGGAGTTAAGCTTGGAATGGTTTTAAGTATGAAAATTCCGGAAATATTAGGGGGAGATGTAGCAAGTTTATCAGATGTGATATATGCAGGAACTGTTCTTGAAAAAGAGAGACCTTCACAACTAGAAATTGATGAATTTATTGATAATCATTCTGATATTGAAGCGTTATTTGATGAAGTGCTTAAAGAACTTGAAGAAAGTAATGCGGGAAAGAGAATTCTAAAACAAAACAAAGCGACACTGAACAAGGAGAGCGAAGAGAACTAAACTCTAAAGAAGCTTACGAAGAAATAGTAATAAATTGTACAAGGTTTCTTGATATAACAAACGTAAGAGATATTGACTACCTAACGCTTTATGAGTACGACCTGTTAATGTTTGGTGCAAGGATGAAAAAGCTAGATGAAGAGTTAGCACTCCATAAAAAAGCATGGCTTAACAGGGAAGTAGAGAGAACAGAAGAAAGAGGGAAAAAGCAATATTACGTTTATAGCAATTTTAAAGACTTTTTCGACTATGAGAAGGAGTTAAAACTACTCAACGGAGAAGAAGTAACTAAAATTCAAGATAAAGAACTTGGTAATTTATTACTTAAAGCAAATACGTAGGAAAGGAGGTAGTTTATGGCAGAGCAATATTCAGTTGAAGCGGTCTTATCAGCAGTAGATAAAGGATTTGGTAATGCATTAGACATGATCAATGACAAGCTTGATAAGTTTGATAATAAAGTTGGTAAAACTGAAAGCAGCGGTAGTAAATTAGGGTCTACATTTAAAGCAATGGCTTTAGCAAATTTAGCAGCTAATGCAGTAACAAAAGTAACTGGGGATTTAAACAGCTTAGTAAGTGAATCAATTAAAGCATCCGATGCAATGGATAAGTTCAGGAGCACAATGAAGTTTGCAGGGTTAGATAATAGTGCCATTGAAAAAAGTGCAGCTGCTGTTAAGAAATACGCTGATGACACGGTGTATGACTTAGACGTAGTAGCAAATACAACAGCTCAATTAGCAGCAAACGGAATTAAAGACTATAACGGATTAACACAAGCAGCGGGGAACTTAAACGCAGTAGCTGGTGGTAATGCTGACACGTTTAAATCTGTTGCTATGGTAATGACACAAACAGCCTCAGCAGGTAAACTAACCGGGGAGAACTGGAGACAGTTATCTGATGCAATACCTGGTGCAAGTGGTAAGATTCAAGAAGCTCTTAAGAAAAACGGAGCATATACTGGGGATTTCAGGAAAGCCTTAGAACAAGGTAAGATTAGTGCTGATGAATTTAACCAGGCCATCATGGATTTAGGTATGACAGACGTAGCAAAAGAAGCAGCGACATCAACTAAAACTATTGAAGGTGCTATAGGTAACATGAAAGCGGGAATTGTAACTAGCATTATGGAAATAATTGATGCCATTGGTAAAGATAGGATAACCGGAGCAATTACAGCGTTAGGAACATTCATTACTAATGGATTAGGATTACTTAAGATTATTATCCCTCCTGTTATCACAGCTTTAACATGGTTATTTGATTTAATCAACAGGCATCAGGTGGTGGTTTCAGCTATAGCCAGCGCCTTTATAGGGTTTAAAGCAGCCTTGGCAATAGACAAAGGAATTGATGCTGTGAAAAAAGCATTAGATGGGTTAACTTTAGCACAAGCAGCAGCAAAAAAAGCTCAAGCAGCATTGAATGTAGTAATGAATCTGAGCCCGTTTGCGATAATTGTAGTAGCTATAACAGCCTTAGTTGCATTGTTAATATACTTTTGGCACACTAACGAAGGTTTTAGAAATGCAGTTAAAGCAATTTGGGATGGAATTAAAGCAGCCTTTGTGCAAGCGTGGGAAGCTATTAAAGCAGCGTGGACAGGTGCGGCTGAATTCTTTTCAGGTATTTGGAGTGGTATTAAATCAGGAGTACAAGGTATAGTTCAATGGATAGCTCAAACCTGGAGCGGTGCAGTTGCTGTTCTTAAAGTAGTTTGGGATTCAATATCAAACGCAGCAACGACAGCGTGGAACTTTATAATCCAAAGCATAATGGCAGTGGTGCAACCTTTCATTAATACTTTTGTTAATGGCTGGAATATTCTAAAAGATGGTATTAACGGAGTTTGGAATGGAATTAAATCTATATTCAAAGGTGCTTGGGAGTTTATTAAGTCTGTTGTGTTAGGAGCTGCATTAATTATAATTGATGTTGTATCAGGTAACTTTAGCAAACTAAAAGCCGATTTACAGCTAATATGGGACGGAATTAAAAATGCTTTCTCTTCAGTTTGGAATGGGATTAAAACTATTGCTGTTACAGTGGTAACTACTCTAGTTAACCTAGTAAGAAATGCTTGGGAAGGTCTGAAACAAGTCTTAACTACAATTTGGAATGTTTTAAAAACTTCAGCAACTACAATTTGGGATGGACTAAAATCAGCAGTACTAAGTATTACTAATGCTCTTGTAAACACAGCTAAATCAGTTTGGGAAGGATTTAAAAATTTCTTCTATTCTCTGTTAAACGGTGTGAGAAATACAGCTGTTAATTCATGGAACAGTATAAGGTCAAGTGTTGTAAGCATAATAAGTGGATTAGTGGGTGCAGCTCAGAATGCTTGGTACTCATTCAGAAACGGAGTTTCCAACTTAGTAAGCAGTGTATCTAGCATATTCTACTCATTAAGAAATATTAACTTATGGAATGCAGGTAGTGCTATTATTAACGGATTCCTTAACGGGTTAAGGTCAGCATGGGGAAGTGTTCGAAGCTTTGTAAGTGGAATCGCTGACTGGATTCGTGACAACAAAGGGCCTATTTCATACGACAGAAAACTTTTAATCCCTGCCGGTAATGTAATTATGAGTGGATTTAATGAAGGACTTGAAAATGGCTTTAAAAATACGATGTCAAAAATTGAAGGGATAACAGGTAATATTCAATCAAGATTTAACATTAATCAATCTAAAGCGTTGAACGTAGAAAGCAATTATCAAGGTCAATCATTGAACATAAACTTTAAATTAGGAGATAGAGCGTTTAAAGGATTTGTTGAGGATATCAACGACTTAAACGGGGAAATGGTGCAATTAGAAGAAACTTATGCACTGTAGATAGGAGGAATGCAAATGTACAATTTTATTAATACTAATGAAATAGGGGAAATGCAGCATTCCTCTATTCAAACCATATTTAACGGAGTAAACCTTGATTTAAAAGGTTACAGAACATTAACTGTAACAGGTAGGTCTCTTATAGGCAGAAGAATCAACAGTACTGAAGTGCCTGGAACTGATGGGAAGTATTTTTTATCAAGTGAGCTTGAGGCAAGAGAAATAACAGTTAAATTTCAAGTTAAAGCTAATAATAATGCTGATTATAGAATCAAGCTTAATGTTCTGAACACATTATTACATAGTTTAGAGCCTAAAGAATTAAAATTCACAGATGAGCCGGATTATAAATTCATGGCAATACTTGAAAAGACAGGATCTATTGAAGAGACTGATAACACTGTAGTATCAACTTACACTTTCTTATGCCTAGATCCTTACAAATATAAAAATGCTCAAGGGGATGTAGGTACTGATAGAGTAACAATTACTAAATTACCTAATAATTCAGATGAAATAATACCCGATACAATTAAATTATCTGTAGCAAATGTTGGGGATAAAATTATTATTAAAAATCAAAACACAACTAAGAAAATTGTAATTAATCATAATTTTTCAAGTAACGATTTAGTAGAAATTAACTTGAATAATGATTATCCACTGAAAATCAACACTGTTAATAAGAGTGAATTAATTGATTTTGTAGAAAGTGATTACGATTTTTCAGTTAAACAAAATGATGTAATTACAGTCACGAACTGTAAAAGAGTAGAAATATACACGAAGGAGAGATTATACTAATGAAATTATTTTTATTTAACAATGATGAAAAACTCTTAGGTACAACATCTCCTATTAGTGCTACTCAAAAAGAAGAGCTTAACAGTATTCAGACATTAGAAGCTGTAGTGCGATATTCTGAATTAGTAGAAAATGCTGTATATATAGGCCATAAAGACTATATTAAATCAGATGTATTCCATTTGTATAAAATCGATACAGTAACTAAACACGACATAAGCGACGTTAAAATAACAGCTGTTAATTCTTTCTATGATGATATGGAAAGCGACGGGTACATTAAGGACTACAGACCTACAAATAGGGATATTTTAAGCGTGTTAACAACAATACTTACTGGCTCTAGATGGCAAGTAGGAACTTGTAACGCTCAAAGAAATATAACTAGTAATTTCTATTACGTAACAAGAAAGGCTGCATTAAGTAAAGTAATTGAAGCTACTCAAGTTGAAATTAGACCACGATATGTATTTAATCGAGGTAAAATTGTAAATCGTTACTTAGATGTTTATACTCGATTAGGTCGTGATAATGGTAAAGTCTTTGTGCATGGTAAAGATTTACTTACAGTAAGTGAGAAAAAGTCAAAAGGTGCTATTTATACAGCTGTTGTAGGTCGTGGTAAAGGGGAAGAAACAGACACAGGAGGTTATGGCCGTAGAATAACATTTAAAGATGTTGTGTGGGACAGAAGAGCTGAAAAACCTGTTGATAAACCAGCCGGTCAAGAGTATGTTGAAATACCTACCATGACTAGATTATATGGGTTCGATAATGGTAAAAAACCAAGAATTAAAATAGTTGAGTTTCAGGATGAAGAAAATCCGGAAAAATTACTTTGGTTATCTTATCAATGGCTTGAAAAAAACAGTAGAATTCAAGTTGAATACAGTGCAACTGTAGTAAATGTTGGTAATTTAGATTTAGGGGACACAGTAGGTATTAGCAATACTAAATTAGGTATTAAATACAAAACTAGAGTATTTAAAGTCGAACGTAATTTAATTAACAACAGATTAACTAAATTTGGAATAGGGGATAAAGTAACAACATCTCCGTTTAGTAGAACTATTGAACTTGCTAAAGATATGAAGAATTTCCAGGATGACACGATTTATTGGCTTGATAAAATTAGAGAACGTTTATCAGATAAGTTCTTAAATGAGGACGGATATAATTATGAATTAAAAGCTAATAATGAGTATAATCTACCTGCTGGGTATTATTCATTTGACAAACCTATTAATCAAAATCCAACTAAAGTTGTATATATGGGAGCTGGTAAAATAGCAATTGCTGATAGTAAGAAACCAACGGGAGAGTGGAACTGGAGAACATTCCTTGATGGTAGGGGTGCTTCACTAGATCTAATTAACACAGGAGTACTTAAGGCTGGTAGAATTCAATCAGCTGATGGAAGCTCTTATTGGGATTTAGATTCCGGGGCGTTTCACGTTGGCCAACAAGCAATTGAAGAAACAATAACAGCAACAGTTAATGCTAAAAAAGATGAGATTGTTGCAGCAATTAAAAAAGATGTTCAGATAAAAGATGGGAAAGATGGTGTAAACTCATATATCCACAAAAAATATTCTAACTTTTCTGATGGTAGAGATATGAATGATAATCCCAGCTCTACCTATTTAGGGCTTTACACAGGGACTAGTAAAACCGCTCCTACTGATTATACACAGTATAGTTGGACAAAGATTAAGAATGAAGGAAAACTATATAAAGGATATGCTAACAGCTTAAAAGGATTAGATTTTACAGTTATAGAACCTGATGACAATTCTTTTTTATTAGCTAAAAACAGCCCTCACGTAAATATTACTAATGATGAAGATATTAGCGATATTTGGCAAGCGAATATGTTTTTAAGTTTGAAACCTAATACAAAATATACACTTACAGCACGTGCAAAGGGTAATAAGAATAAATTGTGGGCTTATTTCAGAAATAACAAGACTTCACAAGAGTACCCTTGGGGACAATTAGAGTTCGGGAACACGTTAGAAACTAAGAATGTAGTATTTACAACAGGAAATGATGTTGAAGACGTGTTATTTAAGTTTATATTAGTTCCAGAAGATGAAAATTGGACAGGTGTACAGGTTGAGTGGTACACAATACATGAAAGTAATAGAGTTTACACAAGTTATCCTACTAATGAGCCTGCTCAATATCATAAATATAGATATTTTGGATATGTAAACAAAGAAAGTAAACCTGTAGCAAGTGATTTTGATTGGTTCGATATCCAACAAAAATCAATAACAGGAGATAAATATACTCACATTGTTTATTCGGATAATCCGGATGGTAGTAATTTTGGGCGTACACCTAAGAAATACATGGGAGTAGCAAGGACTAATTCTCCTGGATCTCCTACAGATAAAAGAGATTATAAATGGTTCAAATTACAAGGGGATAATGGTAAATCAGCTCCAAACTTTAATCTATTATTAAATACGGAGATTAAGTCTAACAGCTCTTACACATTGAATGGTGCAGCACCTACTATTAATCAAAATGACCTCAACGGTCGCAACTCTGTAGAGATTAATAATAATGGATTAACTGGAAATGCCTGGAAAGGTATTTCTTTTATTAGCTCTAAGAAAGAGTTTAAAAGAGGAGATACTGTTGTAATTAGACTACCTATCTACATTTACAGTGATGTACCGGTAGACAATGGAATCTATTTAGCTTTAAAATCTCACGTTGGTAATAAACAGTTGACCGGATTTAATCTTGACAGTGGGACACCAAAAGATACGTGGGTTATTAAAGAGTTTGAGTACACAGTTCAGCAGAATTTCACATCGCAAAGTGATAATCTATTTTTCATCTTTTCTACTAAAAACGGACATTTTAAAGTGGCTGAGCCTTATATGGCAGTTGATGGAGATATGCCAAAAGATTGGATGCCAAGCTTAGAAGATTTAAGAGCTCACTCATTATCAGCAAATGTAAGGATAGCTGGGACTTACGAAGGTAAGAAAACTAATAACATTAAATTCTATGTAGATGTTTATTACGACGGAGAAAAGATTAATAACGGATTTAACCTGACAGCTAAAGTTTGGGGAGCTGGGCTTGATAAAACGCAAGAGAACGCAACATATAATAGCGACGGAGAGCTTACCAACGTTTACTACTCTAACGGAGTTAAAGACGGGACAACAATTAATATTAAGTTAGATGTTGAGTATAAGTACTTAAAAACTACATGTTTTGCAAGACTTGATAACCTCCCTGATACTGAACTTGTAAAAGAGATCACTAATAAATACAAAACGTTTGATACGACATTAGAACAGTTTAAATCTCAAATTGGAGAGCTTAATGACAAGCAATTTAAGGTTGCGATTAGGGGGGATAACCTTCTAAACTCAGCCGAAAAGAAAACTGGTAATAATCTAACTTATACAACGTTAGAACCTATGAAACCCGGTAATACTTACACGTTAGTAGCTGACTTTAGATATTTCCCAGCTAATCAGGAATTAAGAATATTTAACAGCGAAAGACAACGACTTGTAGCTGGTATTAACATGTTTACGTTCACAGTACCAACAGAAACAAGAACGATTAATTTAACGCCATTAGGTAATTCTACAGAAGTAAAAAATCTTGAAGTTTGGGAGGGAAATTTCAATGAAGGATTGGAGAAAAATTCATTAGATGCTGTAACCGGTGGAGCCGGAAAAATTGTTGGTATTAAGCTGAAAAATGAATTTAAAGAAGGTCGCTATTATAAGGTGATGTTTGACACAACAGCCCCTAACAATAGTGTAATGGCGATTGGTATTGATGAGTATTTTCTCACAGGTAATACGTATAAGACTATTCCCGATAACAACTATAAACCAATGACTGCAAAAGATAACGTGTTATTTACAAGAATTTCAAGTAAAGCAAATGACAATAAAGAGGCTGTGTATTTAGAATTCTCAGGAGATTTTGACAAGTCACAAATTACTAACGTTAGATTTTATGAAATCAATTTAGGGTTCAGATACACGAAAAGAAATGAAACTGTTGATATCGCTTCTTTGATTAATCAGTCAAAAGAAGAAATTACCTTGAAATTATCAAAAACGTTAGCTACTGATTATATGACAAAAACACAAACCGAAACATCTATTAAATTACTAAGAGATAAAATAGAAAATGTTGTTACTGATGAGAACTTTGGAACTACTCTTGTTCAAAACGCCAAAAGTTTAAAATTAGCTTGGAATAATTATTCTAAATACTTCCAATTCGAAGATGAAAGTTTAATCCTTTACGAAGGAAAGGCGGAAAGTGCCAAAAAAAGAGTTAAACTTGATTATCTTGGGACATCTTATTATGACCAAAACGGAGAGTTTTCCGGAGCGATAAGGGGCTATTATAAATCATACTTTTGGGGTAGAGATGTGGGATATTACTCAGGAATGAACTTTGTGATAAAAGCAAATGGTAGAGTAGGTTGGTTTGAAGAAACAGAAGAGTGGGGGTTCAAAACAGAAAGAGCGTTGTTAGCATACAATCTCAAAGAAGATGATAATGACTTGGAGCTAAAGAATACGTTAATATCTTATGTTGATTTTGAAGTACGTGGAAATTCAACTTTTAAAGGTAAAACGAATATTAGACATTTATTAGTAGCCGGTTCAGACAGAGACCCAGAAGGCTATTATGAAGGTCGACATACTGACGTAAATATTAACGGTCTTCACTTGAAATTTAGAAACGGAATACTTGTATCATAAGGAGGATAAGGATTTGGAAATGTCAAGAAAATTAGGAATTGTAAAAGTGAAAAGTGATATCACTAAATTTACTGAGATTATGGCTAGAGATTATGAGTTAGAAGCTTTTGAAGTAACTGGTATTTTAGCTCAAGTTTTAATAGAATGGCAAAAAAGAGAATTGATTGAATCAAATGATGAATTCTCAAGAGTTTTAAAAGATTTAAACGAAAAACTTTCTACAAAAGAAGAACAAAATTAAAAGATATAAGGGCGGTTATTAACCGCTCTTTTTTAAGGAGGTGCAAACATTGCATATAACATTAGCTGAACTTGCTAATCAATATTATGAATTATTTAACGACATTTACATTCACGCATTAGCTGGGATTATAGTATTTGATATTATTACAGGACTTGCTAAAGCGTGGGTTACAAAAACGGTTAACTCCACAATAGGAAGACGTGGATTAATAGAGCATCTGATAGTATTAGTGCTGGTAGTAACAGTATATCCCTATTTAATCTATATTGGCTTTGAAGAAGTCGCTACAGCTTTTATATTCTTCTTCATAGCAACGTATGGTGTATCACTTATTGAGAACTTAGCAGCAATAGGTGTGCCATTTCCAAAAGGGATAAAAAAGAGGCTAGAAAAGCTAAGAGATGCATTTAATGAAAAGGAGTGATTCTATCTTGGAAAAAATTATTAGATTAAGTATAGAAAACACAACAAAAATAAGACATGTTGAAGATAGCTATTGTGAGCTTTATTCACATGATAAAAATAACGGTGCTTTTGAGTTTGAAATTTCAAAAGGCACATTAACTAATGAGAACGTAGTAGCATTATTTAAATTCTTGAGAAGTGGTAGCTACTGGAAAACTAACGGAACTGTAGAAGATAATAAAATCAAATTTAACTTTGACACCTCTCTAATCACTCAAAATGAAGAGGTTGTTTGTTACATTTATCTTGATAAAGAAGAACGCAACAGCGACATATTCAGATTCAAATTCAAAGTAAATTTATCTGAGATTGATAAAGCTAGTCAACTACCTGTAAAAGAACGCTTTTTTGCTAACAGCATGATAGTAGATAGAGTGGATGTTTTGACAAAAGAAGACTTTGACAATGCCATTAAGGAGATTGAAAAAGGTAGTAAATTCTTAACGGAAGCCCAAGCAAATGAAAAGTATGCTTTAAAAGATGATATACCTAATATTTCTAATTTGGCAACAACACAAGAATTGGAAAAACGTGCTTTAAAGACTGAAATTCCAAATTCTGAAACAATTATAAATAAAGCAGTTAAAGAAGTTGAGAAAAAGGGGTATTTAACCCAGCACCAGTCTTTAGCTAATTACGTGACTGAAACCCAGTTGACTGAAAAAGGTTATTTAACTAAACACCAGGATATTAGTGGACTAGCTACAAAGAAAACTGTTGAAGATGTTGCTGCTAAAGTCACACAACTAGAAAACAGACCAATTACATCAAGCTATGATGACACTGAAATTAAGCGAAAAATCAAAGAACTTGAAGACAGACCGGTTACAGCTAATATTGATACAAGTAACTTTGTGACAACTACTCAACTAGAAGATAAGCATTACTTAACGGAACATCAACCGTTAACTGATTATGCAACTAAAGAAGAACTTAGAAAAGCTTTCTTAGATGATGAAGAACATGAGAAGTATGCTAAAAAAACTGAATTACCGCAACCATATAACGATACGGATATTAAGAGTAGGTTGACGACATTAGAGAATAGACCTGCAGGGAATGTTGATACTAGTAATTTTGTAGTGCAAGGGGATTTAACTTCACTTGAATTAAGAATTGACAGAAAGTTAAATGGAGAAGGTAGTATATTTACGAATACAGGATATAAAGAACCTTTTCAATATTTTCGAGATACACGTGTAGGGGGTCCGCAAAATTATTACGGAAGAATTTACAGCAATAATACTGAAAGAATAATAATTAGTAACGCTAGTAAATACACAAACTTAGATACAGCGTTATACACATTAGCAAGTTCAATTCCAGATGGGTATACACCAGACTTTGAGTTTTCGGAAAGTGATAACCTAAAATTCATAACAACACAAAACATACATAATTACATACCAGCAAACACTGGAAACACAGGAAACACAACCGAGTTAGATAAGAGATTAAAAGTACTCGAAGCTAACACAGGGAACACAACTGAACTAGATAAGAGATTAAAAGCTATTGAGACTAACCCTGCAAACACAACTGAACTTGATAAACGTTTAAAAGTACTAGAGGCGAAAAATTGGGAAATTCACGGACGAGGAATGCCAAATGGTGTAGTAACAGCACCAGTAGGAACTACTTACGTTGATGAAGCAGTAACTAACGGAGCTTTGAAGTGGATAAAAAAATCTGGAACAGGTAACGTTGGTTGGGACGTTCTAATCGGAGACACAGGTTGGAAAATGCTTCCTTCTGTATCGAAATTAGGTAACTCATTTGTCAAGGTAAGACGTGTTAACAATGTTGTATCTTATCAGTTCGGAGGCTTGTCATGGGGCTGGTTCGGTATAGTAAGGCGTGGAGGTGCAGGATATGTCCTGCAAGGCTCTGACAGAGAACGAAATTGTTATATTATTCAAAATGGTGGGATTCCAATAGGATATAGAGCCGAAGCTTCACTTATTGGAAATATTTATAATGATAAAGGCGTTTCTTATGGGACATGGTATTTAGGTGGAAATGGAGATTATAACCAGTTAAGATTCCAATTCACTGACGCCGTGCCAACAGATAGAGATATAGGAGATATACGAGTAAGCTCTATCTCATATTTAACGAGCGACGCATGGCCGGCAAACTAGGAAAGGAGGTGAGATTATGATAAATTGGAAAGTAAGGTTTAAAAACAAACGCTTTGTATTAGCGTTTATAGCAGCTTTATTGTTACTTATTAAACAAGTTGCAATGTTGCTAGGATATAATCTAAATACTGAAATGTTCAACACTAACATTAACGGANNNNTTTCGGATAGCGAACAAGCTATGACATACGACAAACCAAAGCAAGACTAATGATAGTCTTTTTATTTTATTCAAAACACAGGAGGAAAAAGAATAATGGTTAGAACAACAGATTTAGTAAACGAAGCAAGACGTATAGCAAATTTAGGAATAGGTGTTGACCAAGACGGAGCATATGGTACTCAATGTGTAGACTTACCTAATTATTTAAGCTCTTATTTCTTTGGAAAAACATTATGGGGAAATGCAATAGACTTGCTTAACAGTGCAGCAGCTTTAGGATATAAAGTTGAATACAATATTGTGGGAGATCTTAATAGTCGACCAAGAGCCGGAGCGGTGTTTGTTATAGACACAACATATACAGCCGGACATTCTTACGGACATACAGGTCTTGTAATTGAAGATTCTGACGGTTACACAATGAAAACTATCGAACAAAACGTTGACGGTAACTGGGATAGTTTATATGTAGGTGGTCCAGCAAGATATATCACTAGAGATTTTGAAGGAGTTGTAGGTTGGTTCTACTATCCTGTTAACGATACACCGGCAAGCAACCCAGTTACTACAGACGTACAGTCTCTAGATAGACCAAGAGTATTTACTGTTAAAGTACCAAATTTAAATGTTCGTTCAGCTCCATCATTAGATGCTGAAGTTGTAGCAAGTTATGATGAGAATGAGGAGTTTAACTATACTGAATACTGTTATGCTAATGGTTATGAGTGGATATCTTATGTATCTCACAGTGGAGAACGTAGATATGTTGCTAGTATGGAATTAGCTTCAGGTACAGACTATGGAACATGGAGATACTTGTAATTAAATATAATTAGTGATAAAATATACATAGATGAATATTTTTTATATTTTAT